TGAATGAGAGCTGGAAGCGAGAGCCCGACCCTTGGGCGATCAACCAGCACTATCCCTCCCAGCTTGGATCTGCGATTGATCCGTTGGCGGCGGAGAAGATGCGCCTGGGCAAGGGCTACCGCGATCCGATGGCGGGGCCGACCAATGGGATGGGCCAAGGGCCAGGGGCCAATCGCGATGGTGGAAAGCCAGGCGCTCCTATCTCGAAGAGCGGTAGCCAAGGGAGTCACTGATGTGGAACGCCGCTGACTTTGCAAGGCTACCAGTGCATAAATTGCTTGGCTGGCCAACGACTATCGTGCTGGTGGCGGGCATACTTTCCATTGCCGCTTGCGGTCTTGGCTTACTCTATTGGGCTTTAAGCCATCTTCAATGGGTGCAATAATGATCATCTCCACTCCCTACCCTGGCTGGGTTGCAAAACGCCTCGGCGAGAGCAACACCCGCGATGGCGAACCGAAGATCTATCAGTACTTGGCCGATGACGGCTACGCTGAGACTGATCCGCTCAAGTGCCGTCAGAGCGTCTTTAATAAAGGCGTTCAAGGGAGATTCGAGAAATGAAGAGTTGGGATGAGATCAAGACCCTGTTAACGATCATCGACTTCGCTCGCGATCACGGTCCACAGCTGAAGGTGCTGCACGACGCTGCCTTACAGGAGCTAGTGGACCTTCAGGCCGCGATGGTCAAACCAGAGGAGGCCGCCAGTGGCGAGGGACATACTGAGTGAATACGGAGCGGAGCGTAGCATGGGAAGCAAGAGGCTGACGGGGCTATCACGACCAGGCGAGAGGGACGTGAACGACTACCAACCTCCCTCTCGTGTGAAGACGCCGACGGACCCGAAAGGGCCGGGACTGCATGGCGACAACTTCGACTACTGCGGGAGTCAAGAGCGATCGAGCCTTCGCGGGCAGAGTTCTGGCGGTCCTGGCCTTGGCGGCGACTCGATTAGGCCCTCTGGCTCACAAGGACGGCGATGACCTCCTTCACCGACATTGCCAATCGAGCGTTGGCCGCCATTGGCACACGCTCGACTGTGGCCTCGCTCAACCCACCGGACTCGAACGAGGCTATCCAGATCAACATCTACATCGACACTTGCCGCCGGCAGGTTCTGCGGATGGCACCGTGGAACTCTGCACGGAACTTCAACACCCTCTCGCTCATCTGCGCAGCTCCAGGCACCCCGGAGAACCCGACCTCAGGTCCTGTGAACTGGCAGAAGGGGTTACCGCCACCACCTTGGGCCTATGAATATGCCTATCCAGCCGATTGTCTTCGTCCGCTTTTTATTGTTCCTCAGTACAACACTGGCTTTACTGGCGGTGTTCCTATCACGACTGCCGTGACTGGAGGGCCACCACAGTTCTGGAACGGACCGCCGGTGAAGTTTGAGGTCGGGATTGACCAAGTCCTCAACGGAGTCCCAACGGTTGGAGGCCCTGATGTCAAGGTCATCTGGACCAATCAGGAGTTTGCGGTCTGTGCTTACCTCAAGGACCTCAGCGATCCAAACGTAATGGACGATCAGCTCCAGGAAGCTTGGGCTATGCACCTTGCAGGCCGGCTTGCCATCGCCCTGACTGGCGATAAGGCCTTGGCCAATATGAGGATCAAGGACGCCAACGATGTGATCCAGATTGCTCGGACTTCGGATGGAAATGAGGGCCTGACGATCAACGACGTGACCCCGGATTGGATCAGGTCGAGGGGCGTTGACTTCTCGTGGGATTGGGCGTGGACGCCGGGGTGGGGGACGATTGACTTTGGGGGGCTTTTGCCCGCTTACTGATGTCCGAAAACGTAATTCAAACCACATTTGCGGCCGGCGAACTTGCGCCCTCGATCTTCGCCCGCACTGACCTCGCCGCCTACCACCAAGGCCTCGCCACCTGCCGGAATTTCTTCGTCGACTATCGCTCAGGCGTCAGCACTCGCCAAGGCTCTCGCTACGTCCTTCAGGCGCTGAAGCTTGGCGCTCGGATGGTTCCTTTCTCCGTCTCCACTGCCGTCACCTATGCCATCGAGTTCGGAGACCACTACTGCCGTTTCTACAGCAACGGAGCGGCTGTGCTTGAGGCTGCGCTCGCGGTCTCTGCCTTCAATTCCTCCTTCCCTGCTCAAGTGACCGTCCCAACCGCCCCTTGGGTGGCGGGGGATGTGATCTTCCTCACTGGCCTTGTCGGTGTTATTGCCGCTAACAGTCGCTACTACCAAGTCACCTCGAACGTCGGCGGCCTGATCACCCTCGCTGACCTCAACGGTAACCCGGTTAACGCTACGACCTTTGGCACCTACTCCTCCGGCGGAACTGCCTCCCGAGTCTACACTATCACCTCCCCTTATGCTGCTGCCGACCTCTTCCCGACTTCGACTGGCCCTGGGATCAAATTCGCTCAAAGCGTCAGCGTTCTTTACATCACCCACCCGTCCTATCCTCCAACGACGCTGTCCTTCCTGGCCCCTACGAATTGGGTCTTCACCACTCTAACCTTTGGCACCACCGTTGCCGCTCCGACTGGCCTCACTGGTAGCTTGACGATAGTCGGCGCTGCTGATGCCTTCGCCACCAACTATTCCTACACAGTGACTTCGGTCGATTCTGCTGGCCAAGAGAGCCTCCCTGCCACGCCGTTCGCCATCAGTGGCAACCGCAACATCGCGACCTCCACAGGCACCATCAACCTCTCTTGGAACGCCGCTCCTGGTGCTGTGTCCTACAACGTCTACAAGGCCGAGATCTCCTACACCGGTGCCGTTCCTGCCGGAGTGGCCTATGGCTTCGTCGGAGACGCTGTTGGCTTGTCGTTCATCGACTCCAACATCGCAGTGGACTTCGCGACCCCGCCACCGAACCAGAACAACAATCCCTTCTCTGGCGGCAACAACCCTGGCTGCGTCAGCTTTTTTCAGCAAAGGCTCTACTATGCAGGATCAACACAGTTCCTTGCCACCTTCTGGGCCAGCCAGCCGGGGGTCTTCAACAACTTCAACCTCTCCAATCCGATCCAAGCCTCCGATACGATTACAGGAACTATTGTATCAAATCAGCTTAATCAAATCCGACACATGCTCCCTATGCCTGGAGGGCTCATATTTCTTACTGGAAGATCTGCATATACTCTCACTACCGGGCAAGGCGCAAACGCTACTTTGGCAGTTACGCCCCTTAACGCCACCCTGATGCCGCAGGCTTATAATGGTGCCGCCGATGTCGCGCCGATTGTTGTTAACGAAGATATCCTATATGTCCAGGCGAAGGGCTCAATCGTACGCGATCTCGCCTATAACATCTACGCCGCCATCTACACCGGAACTGATATCTCAATCAAGTCCAACCAACTCTTCTTCGGTTTCTCGATCATCCAGTGGGCCTTCGCCGAGGAGCCCTTCAAGCTTGTTTGGGTCGTCAGAAATGACGGAACCCTGCTCTCCCTCACCTTCATGAAGGAGCAGCAGATCGTTGGATGGGCGAGGCACGATACGCAGGGGTTGTTCAAGAGCGTCGCTGCGATACAGGAAGGGCAGGTTGACGCTCCCTACGTGATCGTTCAGCGATTCTTGCCGAACGGACAAGCGGTGGAGTGGATCGAACGCCTTCAGGAAAGGGATCTGACCTATGGAGCAGAAGACGCTTGGGCAGTGGATGCAGGAGAAAGAAGCAGCCTTCCAACACCTAATGCAAATATCACGATTAGTGCGGCTACTGGCACAGTTGGAATTACAGCGTCGTCGGGGGTATTCACCTCTGGATCTATCGGACAGATTCTCAGAGCTGGAGGAGGAATTATCACGATTGGATCCTACATATCCGCTACACAGGTCAACGGAACCGTAACCCAAGCGATCACTCAGCTGTTGCCAAACGGCCTCCCTCCCCCGTTCGCTTCTGGCGAGTGGTCGCTTGCGGCTCCTGCGACGAAGTTCTATGGCCTCGACCACCTGATCGGCCAGACGGTCTCGATCAATGCCGACGGTGGTGTGGTGACTCCGCAGGTGGTTGCTGCCGATGGCTCGATCACCCTTGCCTCACCTGCCACGAAAGTGACCGCCGGCCTTGGCTTTCAATGCCAAGCGCAGACGATGCCACTCGATGTGGGAGAGCCGACGATCCAAGGGAAGAGAAAGAAGATTGGAGCGCTGAACCTCAAGCTGTCAGAGACTCGTGGGATCAAGGCCGGTCGGACTTCGTCAACGCTGATGCCAATGAAGGACATGAACATCAACACTCCGATGAACACTCCAATCGCCCTTATCACTGGCGACGCTCGCATTGTGATGGATCCGCTTTGGGACGTGCCAGGGCAGATGCTGATGCAGGTTGACGATCCCTTGCCGGCAACGATCCTTGGGGTCATACCTGAAGTGGTGGTGGGGGACACGAAGTGAGAGTGACCGTCGAACGCGTCGATAGCTTCAACTTGAGGAACCTACTGGGCCATGACTGCACTGAAGCTCATTACGCTCAGCATTTGGACTGTCTCAATTCTTCTTCTGTTATATGGCTTGGTCGCGCCGACGGAATCGAAGCTTGTGCTATTGGCCTTATTCCCATCCACATTCTATCTGACCGAGCGTATCTTTGGATGATCCACACCCGCCTCTGCGAACAGCATCCGCTCCTCCTGATCCGCTGGTCGAGGAAGGTGATTAATGAAGCGCTTTCTCTCTACCCTCATTTGGTGGGTCTGTGTCGGTGTGATAACGATTCTGGCCGGCGTTGGCTTGAGTGGCTTGGTGCTAGGTTTGATGGAAGTATGGCGAATGGTTGCTTCAAGTTTAGGATAGGGTGATGGTTGCTGGGATTGGTCTTGCTGCACCGCTTTTGGGTGGCGTTGTTGGCGCTGTTGGAAGCATCTTTGGGGGCGAAGCCAATGCCTCGATGTATGGCTATCAAGCTAGCGTCGCAAGGCTTAACGCTCAGATTGCTCACCAGAATGCCGCCTATGAGCTTGCCCTCGGTGAGAGCCAAGCCCAGCAGCAGGGGATG